GACCACCAGGTTGCCGGCTTTTCCGGTCTGGGAACGAATGGCTTCCTTGGCCGTTTCGATATCCTTTGACGGGCTGGAGACGCCGGTGAAATCACTCCATTGGCTGGTGCCGGAGAGGGTGATCTTGTTGGCGGCGCCGTAGCTGGCCGCGGTCGTCGCCAGATCGGCTTGGGCCTTTTCGAGACGCAGGGCAATGATGTTCTGCGTTTTGCGTACCGCGATACTGGCGATATTGATCTTGGCCACGGCGCTGGCTTCCTGCTGCAGTTCCCAGGGCGCGACCGCTTCCAGGGCGTGCTGGTCGAGCGCGTATTTGCCCGACACGTAACCGAACTGGACGCGCTTGGTCGCCGCACCGGGAGAACGGCCGGTGTTGTACAGCGCAAAATCCTCTTTCGAGAAGGAGATGATGCTGCCCCCGCGCTGCGCGACCGGGACGGGCGGAAAGAGATTCAAGCCGACCATGGCGGCGTTCTTGTAGCCCTGCGCGATCTCGGAGAGGACGGGATCGATCACACGAGCCTGGCTGTTAGTTTGCTGTTGCATTTTGCTTCCTTTCGGTCAGGCCGCGTTACGCAGCGTTGTCAATGAGGAGGACTTCGACGAACTGCCCGGCCGCCGTCGCCGCTTCGAGCGCGATCGCGACTTTTCCGCCGGAGGTGACCCAGGTGATGCCGCGCCCCGTGGCGTCGGCCTTGAGGGTGGCGCCCAAGGCAAAAGCGGCGCCGGACTCGATGACCGCGGTGCCGTCGATATCGACTGCGATCTTGTCTCCTGAGATTCCCCCGGTTCGCGAGACGCCAATGGCGTTTCCGTCGGCTGCCGTCTGGGTGCCTGTGGGGGTGATGAAGCGGCAGGCGCTTGCCGTGCCGGTCAGGGCGATGGTCAGCGTGAGCAACGCAATGTTCTGGGTGGTCATGGTCAGGCTCCTTAGGCTTGAGCGGTCGCGTTGATCGCGGCCAGATACGTGGTTCCGGGGTGGTCGGCCTGGTACTGCTTGGCCTTGTTGTGCAGTGCCGTGCGCGGGTCTTTCGACTCGGCCGCCGGCTCTTCCGGAACAGCGGCGTGCGGCACTACGAGTGGCGCATCAGCCGCCAAGGCGATCGCCATATTGGCGAGCTTGGCGCGTTCGGCGGCCAGCACTTGCGCCGCGGCTTCCGGCCCGGAGGTCTTGCCGTCGGCTTTGAGCGTTGCAATGAGCGCCGCGTGACCGGGCAGGGTCTGGGATTCCACGGAGAGGATGCGGTCGCGTTCAGCGGTCGCTCCCTCAGCACGGAGGGCGTCGACGAGCTCGGGATGAGCCGCCAATAGGGTTTCTCGATCCATTACGGGATCTCCTTTTGCATTGAAAGTGGATTTAACCGCGGCACCGGCGGCACGTTGTTTGAGGCTGGCAATCACGCCGTCGAGGGTGGCAACACCGTCCACCAACCCGGCAGCAACCGCCTGCTTGCCGATAAAGACGCGGCCATCGGCCATGTCCTGAATGACTTTTTCTTCGGAGACGCCGCGCGCCATGGCGACGTCGGCAACAAAGATCGAATAGAGGTAATCGACCGTTGACTGCATGGAGGCGCGCCCGTCTTCGGTGAGCGGTCCATACTGGCTGGCGACACGCTTGTATTTCCCGGCGGTGATTTCGGTGGTCTTGACGCCCTCGGCGGCTTGCGCGCCGGAGATATCGCAGTGACTGCAAACGACGCCGATCGAGCCGACCGGTACCGTGTCGCCAGCGATGTAGATGGCGTCAGCCTGGGCGCCGATCCAGTAGGCCGCGCTGCACATGCCGCCATCGGCCCAGGTGGCTACCGGCTTGACGCCGCGCGCCGAAGCGATGATCGAGGCCAGCGCCTGGGTACCGTCGACAGTGCCGCCGGGCGAGTCGATTGCAAGGATGATGGCCTGCACTTCCGGATCAGCAAGGGCTTGCTTGAAGTCGCGCCCGATCAGTTCCATGCTGGACATGCCGGAAACCTGCGTCATCAGGTTGGCGCGTTTGGCGAGGATGCCATTGACCGGGATGATGGCCACGCCGTCGCGAATCTCGAAGGCTTGTTGTTCGTTGACCAGTGTGCGGCCGAGACGCTTTTCAACGGCGTCGATATCGATTTTCTCGCCGCGCATGTGCGTGGCATAAATCGCCTGGATCTCCAGGAGCTTTTCCGGCTGTATCGCCCAGGGCGAGGTGATGACGTCGAGCAGTTTCATGGCATGGCCTTGAAGTAACTGCCGACAGGTTAGATTTTTGTTTGTCTCATGTTTAGGCAAAACGTGAGACGAGATCATTTATTTGTTTTTGGCGGGTAACTCAGGGGCGATTTCTTCTTCGTCCGGGTCGATTGTTTCGGAAGGATTGGCCAAAGCGGGAACTGCCGGCGCGGCCACCAACAAGCCATCGGCTTTGCGTGCGTTGTTCTCGATGACGAGCTGCTTGTGTTTGGCGCGCCAGTCGCCGCCGTCATGCAGGATCGATTCGGCGGCACGCGTGCTGATGCCCAGTTCGATGCGATCATTGGCTGCTGTGACTTCCTTGGCCGGGTCGATGCTGCCGGGTCCGTCGCCGATCCAGGTGGCGGCGCACCAGGCGCGGCGAATCGCCGGGTCGGCAAAGAAGCCGGGCGCGCTGATGCGCCCAATCGCGATCGCTTCCTCGAGCCAGGCCTCATAGACGGGCTGGCAGAAATTTCCGGCCAACCAGTCGCGGCGCCCGCGAAAGAACTTCCAGGCGTCGAGTAGCGCCGCGCGCGCGGCGCTGTAGCTGGCGGTGAAGTGTTTGATCAGAACTTCAAATGGCAACTCCAGCGCGACGCCGATCTGGCGCACGATGGCCTGTACAAAAGGATCGAACAGGGCATTCGGGCGCCCGGGGTTGGCCGATTCGATCGATTCGCCGGGCAGCAGGTTGACGGCTTTCCCGCCGCCATCCAGCGTTCCGCCGTTCATGGTGCCGTCCCAGCCCATGGCGCTGCCGAGGTAGGCGGCTTGCCCGTCCTGGTCGAACATGTCCTGGAACGCTGCCGGATCCATCTTAACGAAAACGGAGAACATGCCGCTGATCACCGCCGACTGCAGTTCGGCGTCGGTGTAGCGCTGCAGCTGCTTGAGCGGCTCGATGACCGGCGCGAGGACGGGAACGCCTCGGGTCTGCCCCGGGCGGCGCCGCTCAAACAGGTGAATGACGTTCTTCCGGCCACTGCTGTTTCCGTAGGCGGTGATCCGGTCCCATTTGAATTCACTGCGCCGAACCAGGCTGCCGGGGTGCCGGCGGCAGATATGGTAGGCCACCGGCGCGCCGTATTCGTCGAGTTCGACGCCGGCGGCAACGGTCTGGGAGTCCTGGACGAATTGCGGATTGCAGATGCGGTCAGCTTCGATGATCTGTAGCGCCAGGCTATAGGGTTGGCCGGGGCGCTTGACGTTGGGCAGTAAAGCGAACGTGTCTCCGGATTCGAGCGCGCTGCGGAAAACCAGTGATTGCAAGCCGTAGAAATTCTGCGTGCGGGTCACGTCGCATGCGGTCCCTTCGGCCCATAGTTTAAATTCGCGCAGGGTGTTTTCGGACCAGTCTTCGATTTCTTCCGCCGCCAGGCCCAGGGCCTCGCCGTCCGGTTGAGGCTGCAGACTAAGGCCGGTGCCCACGACATTGGTGACCATGGTATTGATCGCGCCCGTCGCCAGCGGGGCGTTGCGCGTGAGATCCCGGGCGCGGGCGCGTAGCGTGGGCAGATCATAGTTGGTGTCGGTCTCGGCATCTGCGGCGCGCGGCGACCACCCGGCCAAGCCGGGGCGACCGTAACTGGCGCCGTTGTAGCCGCCCGCCAGCGTCAGCGCCATGCGCGATTGCAGGCGGCGCAGGGCGGTGCTCGGCGAAAAGATGGCAATGGCTTTGTCGAGCAGGTTCTGCGGAGGGGTTTGCATGAGATACCTTTAACCGAGAGGGGCGATAGTGCGCATGCGGCCGCGCCCGGAAGCCGCCATTGCGAGCTGCTTGACGCGGGCGTCCCACAACGTCACACCGCGCTGTACGACGTCGAGGTTGGCGCGGGTCAAGGTCTGCCCGTCGATCTGTACGGACTGCCCGAGAAGAATCTTTTCTTCCGCGGCGAGATAGGCATCGAGCTTGATCTGCGCTTGGGCGAGGGTAATTCCGGCCATGGTTGCTCCTATGAGTGAACTCAGGTTAGCGCGGGGGCTGTCTCATGTTTAGGCAAAACGTGAGACGTCAACGCTTCAAGTAGCGATAGAGGGTGGCGCGGCTGATGCCGTGGTGTTTTTCGATCTGCTCGACGGGCTGGCCGGAGAGGTAATCATTGACGACGCCCGCCGATCTTTTTTCAGAATCGTCGTCTTTCCCGCGTTTGACGTAAAACTTTTCTCCGTTGAAGTCATGCCGAAAAGCGCGCTCAACTTCAAAAGCGACCGATTCAGTGAATGTTCCCTCGCGCTGGGCAGCTTCGAGCAGGCGGTTGATCAGCTCATGAACGATATCAACGCTCATGCCGAAGCGCCGCGCTTCCATCCGGCCAGGCTGACGCTGCCGGATGAGATGGTGGTTCTGGCGATGATCGCCGCCGGGACGGTTCGTTGCAGATTCTGTTCGCCAAAGAGGTCGGCGACGATGGGCTGCACGCGCGCTTCCAGGTCGTCCCAGAATTTTGCCGGCTTCTTCGTCAGATCCAGATGCGTCTCCAGCCATGTACCATACACGGCGCAATCCCAGGCTTCAACGCGCTTGCGCAGCGGCGTCCAGCGCGATTCGCGGCCATGAATACCAACGCGTTCAGCGCGGGCCTCGCCGGCCAGTTGCTTGAACCACTCGTCAGAGAGCTCGTTCGAAAAATGCAGGTAGCCCGGGCCGGGCTGGGTGAGCTGCAGGCGGCTGTGCAGAAGATCCTTGGCAAGATTGGTGCCGACGTGCCAGAGCAGCAGGCCGCGCTTGCGCAGCTGGCCGCGCCAGTCGATATCGACTTTCTGCACGCCGTTCTTGATGTGCTTCTCCCGGCCAGGGCTGCCCCTGACGGCGAACACCTTGCGCCGCGAGTGTTTTTCGCAAAAGCTATAGACCGCCTGGGTGAAGTGGCCGCCGGAATCGATTGAGGTGGCGAAGACGCGCAGCGCCTGGCCGCTGGCGTGTGGGAACTCGGTATTGAAAATCAGTTCTTCAAGATCCTGCCAGACCTCATCCTCGCCCGGGCTACCGTAGAAGATTTCATGCGCGATGGTCCAGGTCTCGCAGCCGCGTCCGTAGCCTCGAATGGTCACTTCAAGGCGATTATCCTGCGTGTCGCCACTCGCCAGCAGCAGCACGCAGCCCATGGGTACCGTCTTGAGAGCGTAGGGCTCGGCGCGCTGCTTGAGTTCGTCACTGTCGGTTTTCTCCAGGCTTTCTTCCCAGGCGCGGCCGAGGGTGGTATTGGTAAAGGCCTTGAGTTTGGAGATGTCGCCTTCCTGGGCTTTTTCATGTGCGGCGATAAAATCGCGAACGATGTTCGGCCAGCTGGCCGCGGGGCTATAGGCCGTCCAGACATTGACGAAGGCGATATGGCGCGGGGCCCGGAGTTTGTTTCCGGAAACGTCGCGGAATATCCCGGCATGATCCAGCGTGATGCTGCCATCTTCGTTGAGGTAGTGGCCCCGCTCCCAGATCGACAGATACTCGCCCTGGGCGATCAGAGCGCCGCAATGTGGGCAGAGGTGGCGAACGGACTCTGGATCGCTGCCGCCATCCGCGCCGGACGTCCATTTGAAGCCGGTGGTTTCGGCCTTTCCGCCCCAGGCGATCGGGTGGTGTTCGCCACAATGCGGACACGGCACGACGTATTCGAAACGTTCATCGGCCAGCAGCGTTCGCGTATAGACCAGCGAGAAGCCTTTGAGCTTGGGCGTGCTACCGACAACCAGTTTCGGGAAGGTGGCGCCCTCGATGCGCTTGGCAGCCAGCGATATCGGGTCGCCTTCCTTCTCGATGTCGTTGTCGAAAGCGTCGGCCTCATCGATATAAGCGACGTCGACGCTGATGCGCCGGTAGTTTTTCGCGGCTTTTCCGCCGCGCAGGTGCAGCATTGAGCCGAGAAACTTCTTCTGCTGGAGCGTATTGTCTTTGTGGCGGGCAAGGTAGGCCGGGAACACGCGCTGCATGGCCACCACGTCGCGCAGCATGGGGTCAAGCTCGGTCTTCACGAACTCGTCGCGATCATCGTCCGTCGGCTGCCAGATGGCCTGGTTACGCCGCTTGTGCTCGGCGAAGTAACCGATCGCCGCCAGCATGATCTTGGTGTTGCCGACCCGCGCCGCCTTCGGCCAGTCGATCTCCTGGATATCGTCGTTGGAGATGCAGGCCATGATCGCGCGCTGGAACGGCCAGGCGCGCCACTGCTGCTCAACGTAGGAGGATTCGGCGGACAGGTAAAAGTGTTTGGCCGCCCATTCGACCAGCGACATGGGTTCCGGTACGCCAAACGCGGAGAGGCCGCGCTTCAGGTGCTCGGCGATCACCGCTTTTCCGATGGGGGTGATCTCCGATAAATCCATCAGTCGATAACCTCTTCGACGACGGGCGCTTCGTCATCACCGCGTTGTATATCGTCGCGCAGATCCTCAAGCGAGACCGCTGCGGCGATGTTTCGGGCGCGAGCGATTTCAATGGCGATCAGATCTAGATCGTCTGACGCCAGCGAAGCCACGCGCCGCTTGATCATTCCTGGTATCGCGTCAAGAATTCCGGCCACCTTGCTTCCGGCCTTGGCCAGCACTTCCTCGATCAACATCACCGGCGCCAGCTCGCGGCGCGTGACAGCGTTCTGCATCTCGATCCGCTCGCGCTGCGCCTTGGCCAACCCGGCGCGCTCGGTGGCAAGATCAAGATCGCCGGAGGCAGCGCGGCCGGCGGCCTGCTCACGCAGCAAGCGAATGTACGCCACACGAATATCGTCCAGCGTCGCCGACTTCCAGTCGATGCCGAGTCGATCAAGCCATTGGCTGGCCGCCTGTTGGCTCATGTCGAGATGGTCGGCAATATCCTGCTGAATCAACACTACAACCCCCTTATAAAAATGTCGTGACTAGCGATTTAACGTGGTTCTAATT